AGCTGGACATCCACTCTCTGCTGACATCGAGGCGTTCAGCCTCAAGCATCACACAGCTGGGATAGGTACGATCACATTCTGCTGGAGCAAAAACGAAGGGATAGGATTCCCTGTCGATCTTGGGTTCAGCTCAAGTCGTGTTCGAGCCTTATTGAAGGATTTTTTCAGCCGCTTCAAAGGTAAGCTGATCTGGCACTACATCGCTTATGATGTGTATGTGTTGGTCTATCAGCTGTTCATGGATCACATCCTTGACACTGAGGGCATGCTCAAGGGGATGGAAATACTCCTCGGCGGTGACTGGGATGACACGAAGCTCATAGCCTACTTGGCCACCAACAGCTGTGCTGGGAATGACCTCGGTCTGAAGGCGAACGCCCAAGAGTTTTCCGGAAACTATGCTGTCGAAGATATTGCCGATATCACCAAGATACCGCTCGATGATCTTCTCCAGTACAACCTTATTGACGGCCTCAGCACCTGGTACGTTTACGAGAAGCATTGGCCCACCCTGATTACTGATCAACAGCTTGATATCTATACCAATTTATTCAAACCAGCAATCTGGGATATCGTCCAGATGCAGCTGACTGGGATGCCGTTGGATATGTCTCGTGTTCACGAGGTCAAGGCAATTCTGGAAGCCGACAACAACGCTGCTTTGGCCAAGATCCAGGGATCTCCATTGGTTCAAAAATTCGTTTACAAACTGAACGAAGATTGGGTCATCGAGAAAAATCTGAAGCTGAAAGTCAAGCGTGTAACGCTGTCAGATGCGAAGGAGATCTTCAATCCTAACTCTGGGCCGCAGCTCCAGTGCCTGCTCTATGAGGTGCTTCAGCTGCCTGTGCTGGGTTATACCGACAGTGGGCTGCCATCGACAGATAAAGCCAACCTGGAAGCTCTCGTGCATCACACGGGGCTCCAGTCCATTAGGAATCTGCTCAAGGCTCTGATCGACTACAAAAATGTTGATAAGATCCTCACCAGCTTTATTCCGGCCATGTTACAGGCCGCTCAAGGGCCTGATGGCTGGTATTACCTATTCGGCAATTTCAACCTCGGAGGAACGCTCTCAGGGCGTCTTTCCAGCAGTAAGCCGAACCTCCAGAACCTACCTGCCAACAGCAAATATGCCAAGCTAATCAAGAGCTGCTTCAAAGCGCCTCCGGGCTGGTTGTTTTGTGGGCTGGACTTCGACAGCCTTGAGGATAAAATCTCAGGGCTCACCACGAAAGATCCCAACAAGCTGAAGGTCTATACCGATGGCTATGATGGGCACTCTCTGAGAGCTTTCAGCTACTTCAGGGAGCAGATGCCTACCATCCTTCAGGCAGAAGGACGACGCACATTCAAGGTCACCATCGGTGACCAAATCCACTATCTATTCGAAGGCGATCTCGTGTCGCTTCCGGATGGATCACAATCTCCGATCGAGGGCCTACGTCGATCGTGAGCCTGGGGAGTCAGTGAGTTGATGCACTGGCTCCCCAGAGTTTTTGATGGGGGACGGCTGATCCACCTGATCAGTGACGATAGCGGGTGGTCCTCATGTGACCTGAATGGTCATCCCCCTTTAAAATTCTGGAACCAAGTAAAAAACAGTGGATGCAGCTGAGATAATGGCCTTGCGAAATCGGATGACTGAGCTGGCAGCAATGCCAGAAAGGACAATCGAAAACTCAACGGAAGTCTTTGAAATCAAATTTAAACCCATCAAGGAAACTGGTTGGTGTCGAGGTAAAGCTCTCAGCAATAATCAATATTCCTACCTGGAAAGATAGTTCCATGAAAATTCAACGTGCCCTTGAAATCGTTCTCGAATTGGCTCGTGAGAACCAGATCGATGAACAGGAAGCCCGTCAAGATCCTGAGGTGCTCGGACCTATAGCACGAGAGCAGGAAGAGGCCCTTAAGATCATCGAGAATTTCTCGATCGACACCTACCTCGTGCTCTATGGAGCTGATAATCTGATGGCCACATTCGAGGCCATGGATCCAGCCCATGCTGCTGAGCAATGCGAAGATGCCTTCGAAGGTAGTGTAAATCGTGTGATGCTCTGCATCGCTATGCCAGGAGCCTGGGAAGAATGATCCAGCTAACCCCTGAGGCTGTGATCGAGGAGATTGACCCTCGACTATTCGATGTGGCTCAGATCAATTCCATCACAAAGATCCATGGGGCGCTGAGACAAGAGTCGAAGGTGCCCACCTTTGCACTCACATACGACGGCACCTTCGTCACCCTGATGACGGGCTCCGGGTTTACCATGGACAAGGCGAAGCTCATTGAGAAACGATATCATGAGCTCTATGTCGTCAGCGACCAGTGGGTCGCTGCCAAGCTCGACCAAGCATGTAAGGACGGTTTCGTGACCGTTGCGTTCGGGCTGAGAGTTCGGACCCCACTGCTCAAGCAGGTCATTCGCAAGACATCGAAAACGCCCTACGAGGCTGAGGCCGAAGGACGATCGGCTGGGAATGCCTTGGGTCAAAGTTGGTGCCTCCTCAATACCCGAGCTCATATGGCCTTCATGCAGAAGGTCCGAGTAAGCAAACACAGGTTGAATATTCGACCCTGTGCCCAGATCCACGATGCCGGATATTATCTTATCAAGGATGACATCGAGGCTCTTAAATTTACAAACGACGAGCTGGTCACAGAGGTCAAATGGCAGGAGCATCCTGAGATCAAACATGATGAGGTGAAGCTCAGTGGCAAGCTAGGGATATTTTACCCAGATTGGACCACCGAGATTACGCTTCAAAACGATGCAACGGAAGAGGAAATATTTTCCACCATCGATGCCCAGATGGCCTAGCCTTATTGGCTCAGATCGGATACCTCAACATACCCTCGAAAAGGACACCCCATGAGCGTCGCAAAATATTACCACCTGTTTGCAGGTGAAGTACATTTTCACACCAAAGAGAGCGAAGACTCGATCGGATCCATGAAGGTCAACACCATGGTCACGACGTTTGGACCATTGGTCACAGCCAAGGACATTGCTGTAGCCCAGCAGGGCATGCAGCAGACGTTCTTCGGTCGCATGGACAAGGATGCCGAAGTGGTCGTCTATGACGTCTTCATCATCAGCTTCAGCACCATGGGTAAAATGACCCAGGAACAGTTCGTCAAGGGCCTCGAAGACGCTCAGACTGGTGAAGCTGTGGGCGAGCGTGAAATTGCTGCCAAGCCTGTCATGGGCCACGCTGACCCATTCAAGATCAACTAATGCCTGAGGATTTCCTCACGCAGCTTCGTCGTGTGAACGAAGCAAGAGCCGTCGAGTGGACAGGTGACACTCTTGTAAGTGCCCTGTTCTGGTCAACCGAATTTGCTGGCGAAGCCGGTGAAGTCTGCAACGAGGTCAAAAAACTCGAACGGGAAAGCTATGGCTGGCCCGGCTCCCGAACCACTATTGATAAACTCGGTGATGAGATCGGGGACGTACTTATCTGCCTTGATGGTCTGGCCAGATATTATGGGATAGATCTTGCAGAGGTCACGGCTCAGAAGTTCAATGCGACATCCGACAAAGTTGGATTTTCGCACAAACTGAAGGCCTAAATTTGATGGGAACCAACAAGCTCACCGGAGGCCGGGTAAACTACTATCTGGCCCGGATCGACCATCCTCAACGTGAGGATGAGGGCGTTGGGCCGTATCAGGCAGAGTGCGAAGATATCATCGAAGCACTTGCCATGACGCCAAACGAGGCGAATGCCTTCAAGGCGATATGGCGGTCTGCTGCTGCTAGATTGGGGAATGGCAAACCCGATCACAAAGCCCTTTATGATGCGGAAAAGATCGTCCACTATGGGGGGCGGATTGTCCGCAAACTGAGAAGGGAAACTGCTGATGCAGAGCCTCAAATCGGATGAAGAGCAGCTGACATTGCCCTTCGTCTAAGCACCTCGCCAGGTGTGAAATGATTGGGGTCTGGACCAGGCCCCAATTTTTCCTTTACATTCTCGGGAGACTACCATGATCAAGATCACCAATACCCAAGATATCGGCTTGCCCATCGCAGTCTGGCTCTTGCACGATGAATATGATTACATCAACGAACCCAATTACATTAGCGTTACAGGTCTGATGAAACCTCTCCGGCAGATCATTCTGCCGTCAAGAGTTCCACCTGAGAACCGTGAGCTCGATCTATCTGATCTGGTTGCTCAGGCTCTCGGCAAAGCTATTCACGACTCCATCGAGAAGGCGTGGACCAAAAATCCTCAACACAAGTTGAAGATGCTTGGTTACCCACAACATATCATTGATCTGTTCCAGGTCAACCCTACCGATGAAGCCATCCTTGGATCCAACGGAACCATCGATGTCCATCTGGAGAAGCGAGCCATTCGTTCGCACAATGGACGCCGTATCGGTGGCAAGTTCGATCTCACTGCCGATGGCATTGTGCAGGACTTCAAGAGCACGTCAGCGTTTGCTTGGGCTGGTGGAACCAGGGACGAAGAACACATTCTCCAGCTCAGTCTCTATCGTTGGATCGATGCTGCTGAGCCTGTTCCCAAGATCACTCAGGACTTCGGTGTCATCAATTATATCTTCACCGATTGGTCAAAGATGATGGCCCGCTCCAGCGAGAAATATCCCAAGAAGCGTGTTGAGGAGAAACGACTGCCATTGTTGTCGCTCGACGAGACCGAAAACTGGGTGAACAATAAGCTGGAGCTCATCGATCGCTACCACGATACACCTGAGTATCAGCTCCCAGAATGCACTGACGGAGAGCTATGGCGATCCGACCCGAAGTATCGCTACTTCAGTGACCCATCCAAAGCCTATGATCCGAACGCTCGGTCATCCAAGAATTTCGACACGTTGTTCGAGGCCAATCAATATCTTGCTGAAAAAGCCAAGGGCATCGTCATCACCAAACCCGGTGAGGTCAAGCGGTGTGGGTATTGTCCCGCATTCGAAGCCTGCACCCAAAAGGATCAATACCTATGATCGACTTGACGGGCGTCAAGCATCACCCAGCAATCGAAGAGATAGTCGATGTGCTCTGTAACAAGGTTCAGAATACCGACCGTGGATTTTTCCAGGTCGAAGCAGCATTCTTCCTGGCGAAGATGGCTGCCAGCATGCGTGCAGTCATCAGCACCAAGGATCGGGGTGAAATCCCAGTGAACATCTATGCCCTCGCTCTGGCCACCTCTGGCTATGGCAAGGGCCACTCGATCAGCATCATCGAGAACGAGTTCATGAAGGGATTCCAAAAGCGTTTCATGGATGACACCTTCAACGTAATCTCCGAGATGATGCTCAACCGGCTGGCTGCCGATCGTGCAGCTCGTCTAGGATCCGACCAAGCCGAGGAGATGGAACGTGTTGAAAAAGAATTTCGGTCTGCTGGATCCTATCCGTTTACCTTCGACAGCGGTACGAGCCCAGCTGTTAAGCAGCTCCGTCACAAATTGCTTCTGTCTGGTTGCGGTGCCATCAATCTCCAGATTGATGAAATCGGTTCCAATCTCATCTCGAACACCGATGTCCTGACGCTCTTCCTAGAGCTATTCGATCAGGGCATGGTCAAGCAGAAGCTGATCAAAAATACCACCGACAATCAACGTGGCGAAGAGGTGGACGGCAAGACGCCCACCAACATGCTGCTGTTCGGCACACCTTCCAAGCTCTTGGATGGTGGTCAAAACGAGGAGCAATTCTATAGCTTCCTCGATACCGGATATGCACGTCGCTGCATCTTCGGACACGGTATGCACCACAAGCGTGCCTATGAGACGATGGATCCGAAGGAAATCTACAATCGCCTGATCCAGCCAACGAATGCCAGCTCAATCAACAAGTGGTTCGCTCAGTTCCACCGGCTCGCTGACCCAGCCATGTTTGGCTGGAAAATGAAGGTCGAGGACGATGTGGGGATCATGTTGCTCACCTATAAAATAGCCTGTGAGAAGGCTGCTGACCAGCTCAAGGAGCACGAAGAGATCCGGAAGGCTGAGCTCAGTCACCGGTATTTCAAGGCTCTCAAGCTGGCTGGAGCCTATGCCTTCGTGGACGAGTCCAACGAGGTTGAGATGGGCCATCTCATGTCGGCCATCCTGTTGGTTGAAGAGTCTGGGATAGCCTTCCAGGCGATCCTGAACCGTGAGAAGAGCTATGTGAAGCTGGCACGGTACATCGCTGATATCGCTACCCCAGTGACACATGCAGACCTCCACGAGGCCTTACCGTTCTATGGTAAGGGCAATGCAGCTCGGAACGAGATCATGACCCTGGCGACAGCCTGGGGCTACAAGAAGCATATCATCATCAAGAAGACGTTCGCCGATGGTATCGAATTCTATGAGGGTGAGAAGCTCAAGGAAACCAATCTCGACGAGATCGTGGTGTCCTACTCAGACCACTGGGCCTACAATTATCAAGCAGAGGTCGCACCATTCGACAATCTGCATTTGATGACCCAGGCATCAAACATGCACTGGTGCAATCATCACTTCAAAAACGGCCATAGAGCCGAAGAGAACGTGATCGCAGGTTTCAACCTGATCTCTATCGATGTCGATGGGGGCGTCAGCTTAGCCGCCGTCCACGATCTGTTGAAGGAGTATCGGTTCATGACCTATACGACCAAGCGATCAACGGAAGATGAGAACCGCTTCCGACTGATGATCCCGATGAACTATCATCTCTATCTCGACAGCGATGATTACAAAGAGTTCATGAATGCAGTCATGGACTGGCTACCGTTCAAGACGGACGAAAGTGCCAATCAGCGAGCCAAGAAGTGGGAGAGCTGCGACACAGGCGTCTATCACTACAACGACGGTGAGCTGCTTGACGTACTGGACTTTATCCCGAAGACCAGTCGCAACGAGAATTACAAGGCTCAATCCAAGGAGCTTCAGTCGCTTGATAACCTCGAACGCTGGTTCGCTGGACGGATCGCCTCTGGCAATCGCAACAACCACATGATCAAGT